ATGACCCATGCCAAAATCGTTGAACAGTTTGAGCTAGTCGCTGATCCAACTGACACCAACAGTGTGCTCAAAGCGCTGAAGAAGCGCTTGGGAGAACTGCATCCTGATCGCAACGGAGGAAGCTTCACTTCGGACGAGTCACGACTGAATTATCACAACATTCAGTCAGCCATCGATTCGCTGGAGTCATCTGGCGCTTTGGTCCCCCTTAAGGAGGTCACTGCACTCGTGGAGGCCCTCACAAAAACAATGGCTCCTTTGGCCGGAGCCCAAGAAGAGACCTTGCGAGCCCAGAGGATTATTCACATTAAGGAAAGCGTGAGAGCGAAACATCGAGGGATAAAGGTTACGTCTGGCACGTTTCTCGCGATAAGTACCGCATTGCTGGCCTTCATGGGGTCCCTGAAAGAGAACCCAGTTCTGGGCAAAATTCTCGAAATTCAGCATGTGGAAATGGCCATCCTCTTGGCCTGGATTTACAGCGGCGCACTCTTTGCTCTTGCTTGGTATAGAGAAAAAAAAGCCGAGTCGCGTGCAGAGTTCCTTTCATCAGAAGATGGGCTTGACTACATACTCCATGAGTTGAGATTCGCGAGCCTCAAGACAACCATCAATGGGCAACTCACCTTCACTCGAAGGCATATTGTAGATATCATGAATTCCCAGCGCCGCTATGGATCCAGCCTGCTTCAGCTGCTCGCGCCCGGAATCGGCCGCTCGGCGGCCGAAACGATCGCTTCAAGCCAGATAGACAAACTCATGAGTAGAGGCATTGTCAGTCGTGCGCCGATAAAAGACGTACGCGAATGGTTTCAAATTGAAAAGCATCTCATTGATAATCATGACATGCGGACCTGACGATCCATTCAAGCCGACGGCGCTTCGCGGAATGACGTAACTCTCGCATTGAACGTCCGCTACTCAGGACGGGGGAACGTCGATTCATACCCAAGGAGGCTCGTAAAAGGGAAAAGTACGCAGGATGTTCGATCCGGCTGCACGGTGCCAGTAATCGCGCGCCCGTCACAGGACTCCGTGCCCCCGCTAGATTCATTACGGCGGTCATATCCAGCTCCGCCAAACAGGGCTTTGGCTCAAACGACCAGGTATCGCAAAAAAAATCCAGCCCCTTGGCCATCGACATAACACTCAAGGCGCAGAGCCGGGATGCTGCAAGCCTCTCAAATTCGCTGCACCATGGCCTACAGGAAATCCAAGATAACCCTTGGCGGTGATCACCTCTCATTTCTGACGAAGACTCTGAGGAATAGGTGAGGAAGACGGATGTCGCTTGTGGCCAGTCCTGCGGTTGTATTCGCCACCCTTCTTAGGGGCTTGCTGCTAGCATTGGATCGCCTGCGGCTCTCCGGCGGGTTATCAGAGGAAGATCAAATGCCACTCTGCAAAATTTGCAACCGGCATGCTTCGAAGCTAATCCGATGCCATATCTATCCGGCCGCTCTCTCAAAGGAGGCTGCTGGGGAAGATCGCAAGTTGATTTCCATGTCAATGACAAACGGCCCTCGCGCATCTTTCGCGACGGCCGGGCTGTTCGATGAACACCTAGCGTGCTTGGATTGCGAACGCCTATTCGGCCCCGCAGACAACTATGCAATTATGTTCAGGCGGCGGGGGCTAGCGCTGAACCTCCCAGTGGTGCAATGGACGGCCGCGAGCTTACCCACCTTCGACGCCGATCCCGAGCGGCTGCACACTTTTGCGATGAACACCCTTCTCCGCGCTCACTTCAGTGACCGCTGGGAAGTAAGGTCCGTGCACGTGCCAGAGATAGCAGGGGAGGCGCTGGCGGCACTTCAAGGCGGGCGGGCAACCATCCATAGTGGCCGGGAGGTTGCCATCATCTTGACCCGCAGCGACCTAGCCGGCTTCCTTGCGACATCCCATCCGCTGGATATTGGAGGGCATTCGGTCTACGCGATTCAACTGCCGAACATGATGTTCTATGTGGCCATGTCTTGCATGGGATTAGGCCCAGCATTTTCGCATATGGCCCTCCGACCGGGGCGGGAGGTAACCGTGTGGCGGCGACGCAAACCCGTCCCGCAGGAGCTTTTCCCGGCGCGCGACATGTTTGAGGCACTGGGCAATAGGGTGGATCGCATGCTCAAACTGAAGTAGGGAAACGCCATGAACGCTGCTGCACACAATGACGGCGCCTGACTTGATGGGCGATAATGTGTGCCGTAGTGGAAACGCAGACGGCGAGTTCGGATCAGCCGGAGGGCGAGGGCACGCATGTCCCGGTGACGCACCCGCACGTCACTGCATTCGCGCAGGGTGTGACGGTGCAGCGCGGTGATCGCGCGATGGGCAACTCCCTGAGTCGCCGCAGCATCAAACGCGTTCGTACATGAGGTCACCGACGATTCCTTCAGAGCGTCAGGTCCTGAGACGCGCCACAGGTTCAGCATGGGTCGTTGGGGCGATCACGCCAGCCGCCTTCGATTCGCTGAAATCGTCGCCCCTCGATACAGCGCTCATTGGCACCAAGTGGGCGGGGAGCGGGCTTGGCGGTTTTGGCATCAGCCCACAATGCCCGCCGCACCTCGGCCAGCTCGGCCAGCTCTGCCGCCGATTCCGCCTTCAACTTTCGCTCCACTCAGCGGTCTGCCGGTCCAGCTGCGCCTGTTCCTCGGGCGTGGCCGGACGCATCAGCTCACGGGTCATTGCCGCCGCTTGACGCCCAGCATTCCATTCGATGAGTCCCATCGAAATAGCCACGAGAAGCGCGGCGCTCACGCCGATGTAGACCCAGGGCGACGGTGGCTCGATCTGTCGAGCTGGTCCATTGCGACTGCCCCGGAACCGTACCTCTTGTAGATCCGGCGCACTGAAGGTTGGTTCGTGTCGTTCGCGGTCCATGTGTCGTCCCCAAGGCGTCCTGCGCGTATTTTAGCCGCGGCCTACGTCATTTCGTTGTGGCGCAAGCCTTTCGAGTTGGTGCCGATCGAGTTATCACTTCGACGCGTGCCGAGGCCGTCATCAGGCGCCATTCGTGGGTGATGCTGCAGGTTAGCGACCACCAGGCGATTTGGGAGGCAGGAGCGGAGCCAGAGCCACAGCCATTGCCATGCGGAACCAGCGAACCCAATCACGGCAGGCATAACATTTCGCATAATGTATACAGCGTGGACTTATCAAAGCCCACCGCAGTCGTAGCTGCCTGAGCATCTCGGGGCAGGGTGCTGCCTACGAACAGACATAGGGTCATCACCACAGCGGCGAGTTTTTGCGCAATTCGCCGCCATGCCGCCTTTTCGTCCTCTGAATTGCTCCGCTCAGCCATCACAACGGCCGACCACATTTCAGGGCTGTCACCAATGTCTACGGCCATCCGCTCGATGTAGTGGATTTCTGCGTTTTTCCCTTGTTTCCAGAGGGATACCGTCGCCCTGGACACGCCCAACGCCAGCGCGCCAGCGTTGTCGCTCTGAATCTTCTGCACGTGTTTCCACCGGCAGAACAGGTCGTAGCTGGCGCTCATTGTCTGGACCTACTTGACATGGGTGTATAGGGGTACTTTACAGTTCGCCCCGGTGTCGAGGAATCCTTGACACTCCCGCCACCGGCACCCCAAGGCCGCTGGCGGGTTCCCTTGGGGTAGGGGCTTGGGGGCGGGGTAAGGCATGGACAACGCGTTCCTCATCATCGTTCTGGCCGTCGCGTGCATCAGCGTCGGCATCGTTCGCATCGGCTCATGGGTCATCGCTCGCAACGAGCAGGAACAGACCCGAATCATTTTGCAGCAGGTCTACGCCGCCTGCGCCACCTCCAATCTGCGCCAGCTGGAAATCGAAGCCACCAAGCGTGGTGATCTGCTGGCGGCTGCCCGCTTCGCTGAGCAGCAGGAGGCCGTCCATGGCTGATTTCTTCCGCGATCCGTTGGTCGTCTGTGTGGTTGGCGGCGTGCTTCTCACGGGTCTGTATTGGTCGCTGGTGTTCGCACTGCGGGCGAAGGGGGCGGGCGATGGTCGCTAAGGTCAACCCGCGCTTCTACGAGCCGGTTCGTTCCACATCTCCGCTTGAAGCGGTGATCCATGGCGTGATCCAGATGGAAAAGCTTCGCTACACCATCGAGCAGCGCCTGCCGGGTGGCGCCTGGAATCACAAAAGCGACTACGGCAGCGACGAAGCCCATGCCCTGCGCAATGCGCGTTGGTTCCGCCAGATCCTGCGCGGCAAGGTGGATTACCGCGTCTGCGCATGCGTGGGTGAGGCCAAGGCCGTGATTCTGGGCGAGGTTTCGCCGTGAGCGCGGTGCTGGCCGGGGCAGGACTCCCCGCGTCTAACAGGGGAGTCAGTGAATTCAGCAACCCCGAGGGAACCCTGACGGTCGGCATTGACTGGTTCTCCGCCTCTATCGATCTGTTCGTCGCACTGCGTGAGACGGGGTTCCTCGACCGCGACACACAGGACGAATCCCGTGAGTGGATCGACGCCAGCGCCGACAACGCCCGGGTTGCCGCGCTCCACGTGTTTACGTGGTTCTTCGGTGGCCTTGGCCTTGAACTGGATGAGGCGGCTGGCGGCGGTCGCTTCTACAAGTGGCGGGTCAAGCTCATTGACGCCGAAAAGAAGTTCGTCGGCATGATCGAGCTTGGCGGGGACAACTGCCAACGCATCGACGGCACGATCACCGCTCGCATCGAGCTTTCTGGCGAGGGATGCAAGTACGTTAGCGCAGCGCGCTGCGGCCATGCGCAGCGGTGGCTGGAGCTTCGAGCGAAGCTCGAAAGCTGCGCGGGCAGAATCACCAGACTCGACGTGTGCGCCGATGATCTGCTGGGCAAATATCCGTTGCGCCTGGCACAGAAGTGGTACGACGAAGGCCAGTTCGATCAGCGTGGGCAGCGCCCCAAGGCGCGCTTGGTTGACGACTACGACAGCGGCGACGGCAAAACGTTCTACGTGGGCGGAAAGGCCTCGGAAAAGCAGCTGCGCGTCTACGAAAAGGGCAGGGAGCAGGGCGACAAGAATTCCCCATGGGTGCGCTATGAGGCCCAATTCCGCGCCTCCAATCGGAAGGAACTGCCGCTCGATCTGTTGCGCGATCCTGCGGCCTACCTGCTCGGCGCCTATCCCGTGCTGCGCTTTCTGCGCTGTGTGTCCACCCGAATGGAAGTCACCAAGGCAGCGGTAGCGGCAACGCTGCAAAGCGCATTCCGGAACCTGCGCCGTCAGTACGGCGCCACGCTCAACGTCATCACCAAATTCTGCCCTGACACCGACTCACTGCGGGCGGTCATGGAAACCTGCACTTCGCCAACGCTGCCGAAGTGGTTCAACGGGAATGTAGCAGCGCATTGGGCCGACACCTCGGTCCTGCAACCACCAAACCTCAAAGGGGTCTACGCATGAGCATCAAGGTCATCGTCCTGAAAAGCGAAATTGACGAACGCGGCGGCAGCTTCAAGAACGACAAGGGCGAAGACGTCGCCTACAGCACCCGCAAGCAGAAAGGCAAGCTTGAAACGGACGGCTTCGCGTACCCGTTCGATGTGCGCCTGCAGGACGGGCAGCCGGGCTACCCGCAGGGCGAATACGAGCTCGATGTGGAATCGATGCTCCAGGTCAACAAGGGTGTGGCCACCCTCAGCAAGTACACCGTGCTGCGCCAGCTGCCCAAGGCTGCACCGCGCACCGCAGCGCAGGCCTAAGCCATGGCCGTGTGCGTGTCTCTTACTGCTGAGGGGACGCTCGTACCCACCGGGGAGCCTGCATCGCAGTGTGGTGGGTACGTGCTTGTGTCAGCGGCAGAGCACGCACAGGCCTCAATCCTCATCGATCTTTTCCAGTGGCCGGAGCCTGAGGTGGCTACTGGTTGGTTCTCGGGGGTGTTCACGCTGGTGCTTGCACTGAACGTGCTGGGCTACCTCGTCGGCGCCGTCGTGAAGTCGGTCAGTACAGAACGGGATTGACCACCCCGCCTAACGCGCGCAACGCGCATCACAGAAGGAGTAGTGCAATGGATTTCGGCGAAATTCTCACCGGCCTCGCAGCGGCCAGCGCCATCAGCGCAATCATCGGCGCAGGCGCCATCAAGGCGGGCCCGGGCTTCGCTCGCTGGGCTACCAACAAGGTCGCGACCTTCTTCCGCTGATCGCGGAAGAATCGTGACGGGGAGGGGCTGGGAAACCGGCCCCGATTCCTATGCAGACACAGCCCGATGACGTCAACACTGATGAATGCCAGGACGACTGGTGCCCCGAGTGCGGCGGTGATGACGTGATCGTGTTGGACGACGGCAGCCTGTGGTGTAAGGAGTGCCGCATCGTCATCGACTACTAGGGGCAGACGATGGATTTCAGCGGGGTTTTTCTTGGCCTGTCGGTGGCGCAAGTCGTGGCCGCGATCATAGGTGCCGGCACCCTGATGGCGCTCCCATGGTTCGGGCGATGGTGCGTTGACAAGGTCGCCGGATTCTTTGAGGACCGGGAGGATCTCGACGCCGACGAACACGCGGACGATGAGGCGGGCGATGTTGAAGAGGCCGTATGTGCTGACAGCGGCCATGACTATGACGACGGCGAATGCGTGATCTGCGGCGCATCGGAAAGGGAGGAATAACGATGCTTGTGTGCATGGTGTTCGCGTTCATTGGCGGACTGGCCGGTCATGCGGTGGCCCTGGCATTCAACGAGGCGAGTCAGTAATGCGGTACCTCATCGCACTGGGCATGGCTACAGCCTTTGCATCGGCTTGCATGAGTTTCTCAGCCTACGCTCAGGTCGGCACCTGCTCGCCGAGCGCTGACGTTGGATCGGATTCTTGTCCGGATCAGGGCGCCGCGTATATCGCAGCATGGGCGGCCGCTACTGATCAGGCTGGTCGTTCTAATGCCATTGGCGGCCAAAAGTGGTCGCCATTCGTCGAGCTCGATGGCGTCGGCACCTACGTGGGTTTCATCAGGCCCTCTACTGCCTCTAACGGGCGCTACGCGTCCAAAACCCGCATGTTCACCGTCAAGTGCAGCGCACGCGCCGAGCAAACCTCTTGGCGCGGCCCCGGTCCGGGCGGCGTGGGAGACGTCTGCCATGACGGTTGCGCCTATGGCGGCTCGGTCTACGCGGGATCACCAATCGGCATCCTGTTCGTTCCAACAGGCGGCGTATGCACGACCGACGATCATCCTTCACCCACCACGCCTGATCCGGGAGAGGGCGGAGGCGACGGCGGCGGCACCGATCCGGGCGACGGTGGCGGTGATGGTGGTGGGAACGGCGACGGCGACGGCGGCGGTGATGGTGGCGGCGATGGTGGCGGTACTGGCCCGGGCGACGGCGACGGGGATGGTGACTGCACAGATCCCAATGGGTGTACGGGAACCGGGCCGGGGCCGGGAACGGGCGAGGGCGGTGATGGTGGCGATGGTGGCGATGGTGGCGCGCCGGGGCCTACCACGGGGCGCCTTTACAAGAAGTCCGGCAAGACGGTGCAGAAGGTCCTCGCCGAGTTCAAAGCTGCCATTGAGGGCGCCCCGATCCTGTCGAAGGTGAAGGGCTTCTTTGGCAGCTGCACTGGCGGTGGCAGCTGCCCTACGGCGACGTGGGATGGTGGGCAGTATGCGGGCAAGTTCGATCTGGGCGCCTTGTGCAGTGGCCCGCTACTGCAGCTGTTTCAGTACGCGGGGTTCGTATTTCTTGCGGGCATGGGCATTGTCGCACTGAGGTGGGCACTGCTATGAAGAGAAATCACCTGATCGTGGTGTGCGCGGCACTAGCGGTATTGGCGCTGTCCGCTTCGTGGGCGTACGCCGATGGAGTGGGGCCGGTCACAGCAATCACCACCTGGGCAAAGGAGCAGATCACCTCACTATGGGCCGACTTCTCGGACTTCATGACGGACTTGCAAATTGATTTTGTTGAACTGGTCCTGTCGTTCGTCAAGGCCATCGTGTATCTGATCCCGGCGCCGGATTTCCTCTCGCAACTCAGCTTCTGCGCGATGCTCAACTCAGCAGGGCCGTGGACAGCATTCATCGCCGCCCAACTGCGCGTTGGTGAGGCCATAGCGGTTCTCACCGCAGCACTTGTATTCCGCCTTGTGCGGGTGTTCCTCACCTTGTTCCAGTGGACCTAACGACATGATCTTCGGCCATGAAGGGCTGCCTCGCAGCGGCAAGAGCTACGAGGCGGTGTTGCACCACATCCTGCCCGCGCTACGAGCGAAGCGACACGTCTACGTACGTCTGAACGGGGTAGGGGAGAGCCTCGACAAGATCGCTGCACATTTAGGTATGCCCGAGGATGAGGTGCGCGAGCTGGTGCACGTCATGGGCGATAAAGAGGTGGTTGAGTGGTGCGTGTGCGACACAGATAACGACGGCGCAATCTCGTTCCCGTATATCGAGAAGCACGCCTTGATCGTGATCGATGAAGCGCATGAGTACTGGCCGACCAATCGCGCCAACCTGCCGGAGCGCGCCGCGAATTTCTTCGCCAAGCACGGCCATATCAGCCTGGACATGGTGATCATCTCGCAGGACTGCAAAGACCTGCACCGCCTCATCATTCGCCGCATGGCGAAGAAGAACACGTACACCAAGCTGGATGCGCTCGGTTCCGATCAGCGCTACTCGGTGCGGTTCTTCGCCGCCACCGGCACGGGTAAGTATGAAACTGTGGGCACGGAGGTTCGCAAGTACGATCCAGCTATATGGGAGCTCTATCACGGCGTGCAGCCGGGCATTGAGTCAAACGAGGTCTACAAGGGGAACACCCGCACACTGTGGAAGACCATGCGTGCACCGGCAATTCTGATGGTGCTGGCGCTTGTCGTTGGCGTGTGGATGCTTGGGAGGTTCTTCTTTGCAAGTGGTACCACCGGTGATAGCGGAAATCTGAAAGAGGTTGTCGCCTCGCAGAAGGCCGCTGTACCGAAGATGGCGCAGGCGCCTGGCGCTCAGCCGGCCACCGTGGTCACCAAGGCCGTGGAGGCTTCGAAGTCGAAGGAGAAGCTTCCGGCAGGCGTGCAATACATCCTTGATATGACGGCAAATGCCAGGGCCCGGCACGCTGGCTGGTACGGGCATCGCGATATCGTTGAGTTCCGAGCATCAGGAGGCGGGCAGGTGCTGGATCGATTCACCACGGAGCAACTGTGGGCGCTGGGCTGGTCTGTCAAAAGGACCGAATTTGGCGTACTGCTGAGTGCTCAAGGTCATGAGATTATCGCGACCACGTGGCCCGTCGACCCGTTCGGCGAACAGTCCGATTCGACCACTGAGCGCATAAGGGCTGCGGCGGGGTCGCCTGTGACGAGCGCGAGCGAGACACAGCCGACCACCGCCGCAGCGAACGGAAGCACGTTGATTGCAGTTGGTAAGCGCCCGCTGGGTACGTTCCCCGAGACGCCGCCATATCCGTCAACCCTCTAATTAGCGTGACGCGTCACGCCGCAAGCCACATCAAGTAAGATGCCCCGAGTTCTTGGGGGCGAGTATGGATATTCGATTAGGCATGCTTCTGGCGCTACTTGTGATGGCCCAACCCCTGCAAGCTCAGCAGGTCCGCTCGGCGACCGGGCCACAGCCAGTGCCCAGGTATAGCCCGGCTGTGCCGAAGGCTTACAACCCCGGATCCGAGCCACTCAAATGCCAACAGCATGCCCATCCGGATGTTCGGGCGTACTGCGCCGAAATTGAGCGCTGGTACGTCCAAAGTGAGGCGCGCCGCCAAGGTTTGCCAACACCATCAAGCCAATTGATCCGGCTACCGGCCTACGGCACCTCAGAATCCAAGCAGCTTGGGGCCGCTTGCATGGGCGGCACAGCGATGCGGCGACTCAGTAACGGCTGGGAGCAGCTGCGAAACGCTAAGGGGGAATGGTTGCGCTGCCGGGAGCAGTGAACCGGGGTGTAGGGGCTGCGCCCCTACGAAAACGCCTCACATGCGCTGGCGCGGCCTCGGCCCACGGCTCATGTAGACCACATTGGACGACTCGGCGTCGGGGCCGGATACACCCGCGCCCAACCGCCGTTCTCGGCGAATTCTGAGGGCATCGGCAAGGTAGATGACGCTGGATTTCGTTGTGGCAGAAGCCTTTCGGGGCGGCAGCGATCGGGTGGCCACCTCGGCGCGTGCTTCGGCCATCATCAGCCGCCATTCCCGGGCAATGTTGCAGGTCAGTGACCACCAGGCCATGTCGCCGGGCTCTAGCTGGTGACCTTCAGGGGTGAACATGTGGCCGCCTTGAAAGCCGAAACCGGCCCAAGGGCCGGTTAGATCTGTGCGGTCGTGGGGATCAATCTTGATCATGCTGCTAGTTCGTCCTTGTCGGGGGAACGAACAGGGAGGCAAGAGCCGAGCCAGAGGCCCAGCCATTGCCATGCGGAGCCGACAAAGCCAACGGCCGACCGATACAGCATTTCGCATAATGTATATTATGTTCACGCTCCTGCAGGGGTGGCTGGCACGCATCTTGCCCACCCCTCGGCTCCTACGTTGGCATGGAGCCTGATCAATGCGTGATCGGAAACTGACCGGCCCTTGGGCCGGTTTTTCGTTTAAGGGTGGCCGACTGGTCACCCCTGAAGGTCGCGAGCTACTGCCCGAGGATCTGGCCTGGCTGTCGCTGACTGCAGCACAGGCTCAGGAATGGCGACGCCTGATGGAAGGACGCCGCAGGCCCGCCAAGCCACGACCGTTCACTGCAGCCAGCGTGGTGAGCCTTGCCGATGCCATAGCCGAGCGTCACCACAGCGAAGGAATCGGCTCAACGCGTTCAAACGTTCCCTCAGCGCCAATTACGGCGCCGGGACTGCCACCACTGGCCATCTTGCCCCCGCGCAGCTCCTGAGCAGCCACAGGCGCCCCAGCTGGCGCCACCGCTGCAACTTCCTTATACGGATTGTAGGCCGGGCCCCAGCGGGCCATCTGCACGCACTGATCGATGCGGATCTGCCATTTCGTGCCTTGCTCTGTCAGGCAGGTACACGTCTGCTCGATGCCCTCACCCGATGACATGCAGTACAGCCGGGGCTCCGACTTGACCTCACGACCATCCATTGCCGGCATCGACCATGGAAGCTGGGCCAAGCGCGGCGTGTGAGCAGCCAAGTACTCCTGAGTGTTGCTATAGCGCTTTTCCGAGGGCGGGACCAAACCTGCACCCATGCCAGCCCACAACGAGCCTGCAGACAAAGGATGTTTGGGCGCGGCTGCAGCTGCGGCCACCGGCTTAGGCGTGCTAGGCCCCCAAAAGAACCACCCTAGCCCGCCAAGCATCAGTAGCGCGGACATCAAGAAAAGCAGCTTGGCAATGCGCTGGCGCCACGGAACCTTAGCCTTAGCCGTGTGCACTTCAGCCGAATCATAGTCAGCGTAATGCTCGGTCGGGTACTTCCACACTTCGAACTGAGCTTTGCTGCGCAACGCAGACGACTTGACGTCTTCATAGCACTCAGTGAAGCGGAACAGACGCGCAGAACCCTTGTCGTAACTGATGAGGTGTTCATGCGATGAAATCAGTGGCCGCAGGTGCGAGTCCAGGTACATGGGACTCTGTGTGATCAGGTAAATGTCGATTCCCTGATGACGATGCGTCTCCAGATCCAGTACCTCAGGAGGAACGGGACGGCCACCACCACGCTGGCGCCATACGTTCTGAGCCTCATCGATGAACAGCACCGCGTTAGACGGCAACTCACGCCAGCGACGCGGATCTTCGAAAGGTTTGACGAACGGCGCCTTTAACCCACGGAAGCCGAATGCGTACACATCCATGCCTTCGCCGTGACGCCGATACATCATCTGGATTGCACGTAGCGACTTGCCTGCGCCGTTCTGGCCGGTGATCAAGTGCAGCATGCCCTACCCCCTACTTCTTCTTGGCAAGGCGCATTTTCAACGCGCCTGCAGCTGCTGCAGTGGCGTACGCCGACAACACCAACGTGACGTACTTATCAACGTTGAGGAAGCCAACCCACGCAAGAATTTCGCCGGGCGCGCCATTGATCGACGCTTTGATCTGATCCAACAGCGGCGTTACGGCAAAGGTTTGCGTCATGAAATTGATACCCAAGAACGCAAGCGCCGACAGAATCCACTGGCCGACACGTGTACCGAACAGCCGGGAAAGACCGGCCAACAATGGAGCCCACATTAGCCACCTCCCGTTAGTGAACGACCAAGGATCACAGCAGCGTGCAGCCACCCGAGGAACAGCACGTACGCAGCTAGAACAGCGGCGCCCTGGCACAACGCATCAAGGCCTTTGACGCCCATCTGAGAAAGAATCGTGTTGTTGAGTGCGGGACAAGAACCACCACCAAGCCAGCCGCCCGCATCAAGGCCATCAATGCCGACGCTATCGCTGATGCCAACGAAATCTGAGGGGTCGAGGGATTCGCCGTAATCCTCCTCACCATTGCCCTCCTTGGTGAGCTTTTCCACAGCACAGCGCAACTGGTGCACCTGCTTTAACTCGGCGCAAGCAACGGGATCGCCACCAGTGCAAACGAACTGCTGACTACATGTACCGTCCCCGGTGAGGGTGCCGTCGCCGTCCCCCTCACCGGTGCCGCACATCTGCTTACGCGAAATAGCGACCTGCGCGCAGGCGACCGCGTTGCCTTCGCACGTGTAGGGCTTCTTACAGTCGCTAGGGTCGCCAGTAACCTTGCCACCCAGACCCTCAGCCTGACAGCCAGCACGCCATTGCTGGAACAACTGCGCGCATTGAATAGCGTCTCCGCTGCAACTCGGTGGCGTCTTACATGTACCGCTACCGGAGCCCGTCCCATTGCCGGGATCTGTGCCACCACCGGGGTTCGTACCACCGCCCGGATCGGTGCCGCCCCCCTCCCCCGGACAAGGCTTGCCATCAGACCCCGTGGAACCTGCAGGACATGGCTCGGGATCGGTGCCGCCACCTGGCCCCGTACCGCCACCACCGGGATCGGTACCGCCGCCCGGATCAGTGCCGCCACCGGGGTCCGTGCCACCACCCGGATCGGTACCGCCACCCGGATCGGTGCCGGGGTCAGGCTTCGGCTTTGGCGGAGGCGTGGCGGCATCGGTGGACCTGCAAACGCCCAGCTGCTGATTTGCCGCCGTATCGAACGTTGAGTAGAAAGCGCCAAGAGCAGGATCTTGATAGCCCTTGTATTTGCAGCCGTTGTGGCACACGAACTCTTGATCAGGTGCCCAGCCGGTTTCCTCAGTACGTGCGTTGCAGCTGACAGTGAAAGAACGCCTCTTAGAGGCATAGCGTCCCGTCGAGGCGGAAGACGGCCTGACGAAGCCGACATAGCTATCGCTGCCATCGGGCTCGACCAATGGCGACCACTTTTGGCCACCAAGGGCATTAGAACGGCCAGCCTCATCTGTAGCGGCCGCCCATGCTGCGGTGTACGCAGCCCCCTGATCGGGACAGGTGTCCGAAGCAACGTCAGCGCTCGGCGAGCAAGTACCAGCAGCGAATGCGCCGAAGCTCAGACCACCAGCAACCACTGCAAACGCAATGGCAAGAACTCGCGTGTGTGGAGGCATATCAATCCTCCAATCCCTGCGACCCGATCCACATGGCGCCAACCATGCAGACGTACACGAAGTAGCCCATGAAAGGATGGTTCAAGAGATCCATAGATATCCCCTTGCAAAATGAAAAAGGGGCCACCGAAGTGGCCCCCACGGGACAAACGATCAGGTGCCCCTACGCGGCAGCTTGGCCGCAGCGATGCCCAGGACGAGCAGCGTGATTGCGGAGGCCACGGCGATGGCGATGAGACCCTTGGTGGTCATGAACGACGCCGCATCGTCCACATTGGCCGGCATTTCGCTCTGGGCGAATGCCGAGGCAGAGACCATGGAGCCGACAACGACTGCAGTCAGCTTCGACGCAGCAGCCTTTGCACGGGCCTTGAAGGACGGACGCTTGGCGACCAGAACGATATTCTTTTCCATTGCAACACTCCTGTTTTGATGGGTTAACGATCAAGGCGTGCACCTTTGCGAACCAACACCGCCACAACCACACCGACCCACACAAGGATGGTGGCCCCACCAAGGGCCGCACCCTGCTCTGCTGTGAGAGGCGGAATAGACGTAGGCGGATCGACCCAGACAACGGTGGTGCACTGCCCGCTGCTGGAATCGAACTCTGCACAGGCCGCGTACTTGGTCACTGTGTGCTCAGTACCGGCCATGACAATTAGCTCCCGACCTTGGAAGCAGCCGCAGGCTTGCCCTGCGCGTCTTCGATGCGGAGCAACTTCATTTCATAGCGGTTGATTTCGAGATTGCCGTACTCACGGTTGACCGTGATGGAACCCGGCGCCAGCGTGTAGAAGCCGGGTTCATAGGCAACCGGGCCGAGGTCACTATCCTGCAGGCTGATTTCAAAGCGGTCCGGATAGTGATGGCCGTTGTGGAGGTACGCCTCCTGCTTGCTCATCTTGTAGGGTTTGCCACTGGACTTGGAAACGCCCTCAATGGTGTTGATGGCCTTGGACACGATTTCGATGCGGACGTTCGACATAGCTATGCGCTCCTGTGTTGGATACGGAATTGGTCGCCATCAGGGGTAAGAACTTCGATATGCCCCCGATGGCTTAGGGCGATACCGGTACCGGTGAAGCCGTCGTAATCAAACGGCGAGAAGAAGGCCCAGCCTGCAGACAGACCGGCCGTAAGAACCCATGCGGAAACCTTGGTAGTGATCGATGCGCCGAACTTGGTTTTCTCGGTGATCGAAATGTGCTTTTTCTTCGGATGGCTTTCGTGATGAATCACGCCCTTCAGCCACCTGGGGGCAAGTGCGAACGCAACATCGCCACGCTCGACCATCTTTAGGCCACCCATCCCCCACAAGCGCGCACGCTTCGGCAGGTGATGACCCGACTTCGATTCGGCCTTACTCGCGTACTTGGTGATGTAGCCGACAGGCGACTTGGCGAAGACAGCATTAGTGCTGCCATGAGGCCACCAGCCCTGATCGTCCGGGAGGGGTGGAGTTACGCCCTTGGGCATCCACGCAACGATGTGATAGTGCGGACGACCAATTTCCGTCAGTTCCATCACCCAGACGTAGTGGAACTCTGGAACGCCCTGCCCCTTCGCATTGCGGCGGAACCACTCGCGGTAGTGCTTGATGAGCGCAGAGATATGGCCGGGGTCCCACATGCCGTCGTGGCGGTACGTCAGCGTGATCAGCGCAACCCGGTAAGGGCTATTGCGGGAATACGGGTTCTTCTTGCCGCCCTTGCTGAGAATGGGCTCACCGAACACGTCACGGAACTTGGTATCGATGGTCAGGGCCGCAGCCTTGACGCCCTTCGCCAACTTAGCGAGACGGTTCTGTTTCATTGCTGCAGTGGTGATTTCCATCACTCAGCCCCCGCTGGTCGCGCAAGGCGAACGTTCTGATGCTGAGCGGCCATCTCAATGGCGAGATTGCGTGCGTCGCTCCTACGAGCGCAGACAACGGAATCAATGCGGCAAGTGCCGAGATAGACGGAAGCCATGTAGACCATGACCTGATGCGGCCCAAAGCCACGGGCAGGAATCGGGTCAACTCGCCATTGAACCTGAGTAGCCATTAGCGACCACCCCGGCGCACGGCGCCGTACCACCACGGGGCAGTGATGACGGCCAGGGCGAACAGGCCCAAGGCCAACTCAGGGGATGCGATGCAAAGGACCGTATAGGCCAGTGCTGCGGCTGCGATGGATACAACAACCTGCAACAGCGTGGAAAGAGGGTTTTTGTTCATGGCTGCGGCCGTGACTTCCATTACTTGTCACTTATCGGATAGAGAGACAAGCCCAGCTCGGCGCTACGCGCCTCGCGGCATTGCAGGCACTTCAGGGCGAACAAATTCGAGCTCGCGTACACGGGAAAGCACACGCGGTGACGGCGGTAGTTGCGCGCAAAGCGCCACGCTGAAAGCCATTCGGAACGAGTCATAGAAGCCCCTGTAAGCCCCGGTGTGGGGATCACGAAAAAAAAGGAGATAGCGGCCCGGTGCTGGGTCCACGCCGAACGCAACTTGCTACGCAAGTGGCGCCCGCCATGGACCTATCGACCACGCTTCCGGCGCTGGTAATCGGCAACACACCAGCAGACGAGCAACACGCCGCCCGCAAGGGCGCCAATGAAGTCGCGGTATTGCTCAAGCATCTGCTCAGGGAAGCCGGGAGGCTGCGCCCCTACGACCTCGACGGTCGCTTTCGTGTCAGTCGCCATAACCCGCCCTCCCCTGCTGCAGGTCGGTGACCGTCTCCGGGTCATCCACGGGGGGCTGAGGCCCGGCGATCGCAGCGGCAGCAGCCCCCGCGGCCAAGGTGGCGGCAACCGCGGCGACCACAAAATCCTGTCGGCGTTGCTCGGCTGACCTGGCCCACTGCCAGTAGCGGAAAAACCGGATTGCGGTAAGCGCTGCCCCCAGCGCCATGAGTGTCACGAAAGCCCCGAGGAGAAGAAGAACCCCCGGTGGCTGTACCGCCAGCCACAAGCTCATAGAGCCCCCTACGCGTCCCTGTGTCCCTGTAGACCCCGCCTCACCGGCACAGGGGAGGCCGGGGGCGGGTGTTGAGTGATCACTCAACGAACCGCATGTAAACTGATTGGGAAACACGTGTCAACTGATCGATCAACTGGAGCCGCCATGACCGCCGTCAACGAACTACTTGACAACGTGAAGAACCGCCTGAACCTCGCGTCAGACATGGCTTTGGCCGAACGGCTGACGGTCACGCGCTCGCTGGTGTCCAGGTGGCGGAAAGGGGACACGCCGCTGGCAGACGAACGAATTGCGCAAATCTGCGCACTGGCAAAGCTTGATGGACCGACATGGATCGCACTGGTCCACGCGGAGCGAGCCACCACGGCAACGGAACGTGCCCTGTGGCGCCTAATGCTGGACAGGCTGAGCGCGGCGGCTGCGGTCGTCGCGCTGGTAGCGCTGTCGATGCCGGGCCTCGCAAACGCAAAAACCGCCCAAATTCAGGCGGTTAGCGGTGCCGAGAAGGGCGGTATGTATATTATGTTCAAAGAAGACTGA